TTCTAATTCATCTGTTATTCTTACGTTTATTGGTTTACTCATTGTTTCAACTTCCTTTCTTAATTTATAGATGTATTATACACAATTGATTTACATTTGTAAAGCAAATTTAAATCAATGCTTCAGCATGTAATTTTCATTTATTAATTTATGAATTTTTTTAATTGCAAAGTTTTTTTCATTTATTAATTTATGAATTTTTTTAATTGCAAAGTTTTTTCATTTATTAATTTATGAATTATCTATCAATGCCCTTTTAAAAAATAATATATTGATAGATACAATCACAACTACTCCTTAAATCTATCTTTAACGGATAGTTGAAAATCTTATAAATGGCTATATTTCAACATTTATTCATCTGAATGTATTTTAGAAAAGAATATAGAATAGTAAAAATGATACTTTTTAAAGTATTTTTACATTTAACTTTATTTTTTTAAGTTGAAAAATATTAAAATAATCAGAAAAATAGCTTGATTTCAAATTAAATTTAGCTATTTTTTTGATTATTCACATTATATTAACAAATATATTTCTTTTATCTTAACTTTCCATTAACTTTAACATTTGCATTAACAACTACTTTAACTATGTATTAACATTTATATTTACTTTTTATTAACCAGTTTTTTAATTAATTTATAAACAAAAATAATCATGCACCTTTTAGATACATGATTATTTTAACTTAATATGTTAACATTATTTTTTTTCTATTGCTATCAGTTATTGTCAATGTATTAGATGTACGATCATACTTCATTTTACAGAAACGAGTTGAATAATATCCGAATAAATTATAGTCTCTATAGTTTTCTAATCCATAAGGCTCATCTTCCCAATTTATATTAACATTATATGAATCCATATAGGAACTTATAATTACGACAACTTTATTGCTCAAATTAGGCATTTGAGGAAAACCACTAAATGATACTATACATTCTTTTCTTATTCCTAACCCTAAAAAATCTTTTACAGCTTCTAAGCTATCTAAACTACTCAAAAAAATCACCTCCTTTATTAAAAAATATAATACCATTTACTTGCCATAGTTTTCCATATATTCTTTTAAAGCCATACCCATTAAATCATGTTTATCTATTGGTTTATTATCTTCAACGAACCTATTAAAATCTTCCCATATCTTTTCATTAATACGTATTGTTGTTCGCTTTATATTAGCTTCTGGAAGGTCTATTTTTATACCTTGGACTATTTCGATTACATTTGTATTACTTTTATCATCTTTAGACTTAAACCAATTAATCATATCTTTTAAAGTTTCAATTTCATTTGATATATAAATCATATTATCTTTCATGTCGGGCAAATTGATTACACTTGTATTCTCTGATGTAATATCACTTTTATTAGGTGTATGCTCTTGGTGATTACATCTGTCATCATTTTTACCGTTTATTGCGATATAGGAGTTGTTTACTCGCTTATAGCCTTTGCCCGTTATATACTTTCTAATAGTAGAATCATCTTTTAATCCCAAATCTTCAGCTATTTTTCTCATACTTTTAACTTCTAATTGCTCATTAATATATAATACAATATCTTCTATTTTTAACTTTTTTAAATCACTCCAAATCATAAATCACCTCTCATACAACATGATTACATATGTATTACTTATGTAATCAATTCTACCATAAATACAAAATAACCTTTTAGAAATCTATTTTTATTGCATATTTATATAAATTTAGATTATAATAATAACGTATAAAAAAAGAGTGTTAAAGGACGGCGAAAATCACAATAACACTCTAAAACTTAAAATACTCCTTCTAGTAAGATTTCTTTTTCAGTCTTATCTAGCTGATTAAGTATTTTAGTTTTTCTTTTTTGAATAGAATACTCTAAACTAAAATCGGAGCTTGTTACCGCAAGTTCCTTTTTTATGTCTGAAAGTTCTATTCTTGATTTAATTGTATAAGCATCTATTCTTTTTTTAGTTGTCGCACTTCCTGGCAATATATTTTTATAAAAATTATAGTTTTTATCTGCGACACTTAAATTTATTTTTACTCTATCAATATTATAAATCTGATTTAAAAGAGAACTTATTTTTTTAGTAGATAATGACCAGTTATCACCAAATGTTATTTTTAAAGCTTCTGATAGATGTTCTAAATGTTCTTGAGTATAACTCATTCCTTCTTTGAATTCATTTATAAGCCATTCATAAATACGAACCTCTAAAGAATAATCATTTTTAAAAGCATTAGGAAATTCTTGCTTTAGCTCATCATAAATAATTGTATTTATTTGAGCGAATATCTTTTTATTATTTTTTCTCTTTGCTAAAGTCCAAGCTAAATCAGTGCTAAATTGATTATCTAAAACATATTTGCTATATAAGTTAATCATAGATTTTAAAGAATTATTTAATATTAAGTCATGTATTCCATGTTTTAAATATTCCTTTTGAACTTGATCCATTGATAGTTGATTTGCACTTTGGTATTCCATTAACTTATAGCTTCTTTTATTTTTCTTTATTTCATCATATCCAACTAATATATTTTTATGTTTTTCTAGTTCGCTTATAGCTTCTTCTTTAGCTTTCTTTAAATCATGCTTATACATTGTTTTATCTTTTAAAGTTTCTTCACATATTTTTAAATCGTATATAATCTCTATATCATTGAAATATTCTTCTAGTAAATATTTAAAATTTTCTAGAGTTCTTGAATTGTAGTATTTTTTATAAACTTGACTTTTTATATATATAGTATCAACTTCATAGCTATTAGTATTTTTATTGAAGTATATATTTGTATCTAAGTTTATAGGGTTTATATTTAATCCTAGAGTTGAAAACTCTGTATTTCCATTACAAACTAAATTATAAGCATCTTTTAAGATACTAGCCTTTTTTATGTTTTCAGATACTAACCACTCTACATCATATATTTTACATTCTTCTTTGTAATCATTAAATATATGTACATTGACTGTTTCAAGCTCTCTAAATCTTGCCACATATTGCTTTATTGTACCAATATCTTTTATTCCTACAAGGATTATATCTGATATGTTAGGATTTTTAATATTAACACCTGCAACTATTGTTGTTGTATTTAAAAGAGCTTCAAAATCTCCCATATGACTTTTAGTCATGATTTCATCATATAATTTACTATTTACTTTTGTATCTGCTGTTATAACATCAGATTTTTTATTTAGCATACAAGAAATATATTTTAACTCTTTAGTATCATTCATTAGAAATGCTCCATTATTTGACTTGTTTAAAATGTCTATAATAGCCTTTGTGTCTGTACCGTTATATAATTTAACATTATATTTAATTTGACTATTTTGTTTATATTCAGTTATATAGTCATATATCTCAAAATTTAATTTATTAGGCGTAGCTGTTATATCTATTCTACCCTTGAATTTTTTACATACGTCATATAAGCCTTTTATTGCCTTTTTACGGTATGTATCTGTATGTGTTTGATGTATTTCATCAATGATTATTATGTGGTCGCTTAAATCGGCTTCTGTTAGCTTCGAAACCTTATCCCATGTCATTACAACTACATTCCCATTATTTATTGCATTTAAAGGGCATAAGTTGTCATAAGCTCCTTGTATATCATATTCGTGCATTGCTTGCTCAACATTTGCACTATTAGGCAATATAAAAATTGCTTTATAATCAAATTGCTTTAATGTATTTATTATAGAGTATGTTTTTCCACTTCCTGTAGGTGCTATTAAAAGGTGAGTTTCCCCACCCTTAGCTCCTGCAATAGCATTTATAACACCGCTATTAAATTCAGATATATATTTATTTATATTTATTATTTTATTAGCTTCATATTTTGCATGATTTATTATTTCATCTGTTGCTATAAATAATTTATCTATATTTGTCATTAGTTAATCACTTCCCCGTCATATCTATTTATCAAATGTGCTCACTATATTTCTTATAACTTTTATATTTTTTTTACTTTCCATTCTTGAAATTTCTCTAATTAACATATTTTTATCATCACAAGTAATAACATCATGTTCAATAATCGAAGTCATTTCTATAATCATTGCTATCATATTGTATTTATCTTTATGAAACTCTTTTAAATAATCTAATTTATCAGCATAATATTCTATGTCATCATCTCTTTTTACCGTATAAATATTTAAGTCTACTCCATCAATATTATAGTTTGGTTCTTGATACTTTTTCATTTTTTCAATCTCCTTATATAAATAGTTTTTAGAATTAAAAAAAGCCTTAACTGTTTCCGTTAGTTAAGGCTTGTATACTCTAAAATTATCTATATTTATATTTAGACTTGAAAAATGATATAATCTAAGTATAATAAATATATGATGGCTTTAGATTTTACATAACTCTTACTAACTGTTCCCGCAGTTGGTACGTTTAATATCTTATAGGAATTCCCGTTCCTTTTAGATACTGTAAAATTTAAGGCTTTTTTATTTTGTTTTTTATTACTATATTAGTATAACCCTTCTATACATAAATTGGCAATATTTTCTTTTTTGTTATTAGTTTTTTTGTCCTTAACACTCTATTTTCAAGGTATTCAGTTATCAAAGTGCTTATTAAAACCCCTTAAAATCGAATTTAAGAGGTGGTATATTTTTATAAAAATTTCTACAATATTTGTTCTTTTATTAAATAGGTGATAAAGATGATTTGCTTATACTTTTGCATCTTGGACACTTCCAAAGTATATAATCATTACCGTTAATTATTTCAAAATCATAAAAATCTGTTACTGCTAAACATTTCAAACATAAAGCATCATCTCGGTCATGTTCTTCTATAAGTTCTAGGTATTCATTCATATAATTATGTCTCCTTTTTAATTTAATAGTAAATTTTCTTTACCTTTGCTTTTATATTCCTGGTAGATAGTGTTTATAAAAGATTTTTCTAGCTGTTCCATGAGTAACGGAAGTACATTTTTAGGATAATAAGCAGGTCTTAATCCTTGTAATGTTTCAAATCGTAAATGTAGTCCAAGGATCTCTGGCTTGGTTTCCATTAATTCATTAAATTTATCTTGTAGTTTTTTACATTCATGAATATTATTTTTTAACTTATATATAACTTCTTCCTTAGTTTTTAATAAATCAAAAGTATGTCCTATAAAAATATAAGTTTTAAAATCTATGTCAATTTGTATTTCATATACTATTGCCAACTTATCTATCAAGTAATTTATCCTCCTATTTTTTTGTTTTATCTGAAAAAAGTCCATTTCGGCATTTTTTACGAAAAATGGAGCCTATGTACTCGTGGAAAGATGCTGTAAGTATAGCCATTTACCCTAGGGGGGTACCTACCAATCCTTTAAATTTACTGTTTATTTATATTAATTTCTGTTGTATATTTTTCTATGTTTTTATATAGTTTTCTATGTTTTTATATAGTTTTTTATATAAAAATACATCTATTTTAATATTCAATATTGTCATATGCTTTATCTAATAAGTCATCTGTTATTCCAATATATCTTAATGTTATTGCACTTGATGAATGATTAAATATATTCTGTAACAATGCTATATCTTTAGTCTTTTTATAATAATGATAACCAAACGTCTTTCTCATACTGTGGCAACCTAAATCATCTACTCCAACAAAGTCTGCTGCTATTTTTAATACTCCCCAAGCTCTCTGTCTACTTATTGGCTTAGCTTCTCCGAACTTATCTTTCATATTTGACTGAATAATAAACTCATTATCTAATTTACCTTCAACATGCTCTATAAGAAGTTGCTTCAATTCTTTGTGGATCTTTATCCTTTTTCTTTTACTTGTCTTATTCTCTTTTATAACTATATGTGTTTTGAGCTTCTTGTTACTATCTCTAACATCACTTACTCTCAATTCAAGTATGTCTGTTATCCTCAATCCTGTTCTTATTCCTAGCATAAACATTAGATAGTACCTACTATCCCAATTACTCAAAAACTTCTTTATATCCCTTATTTTTTCTATATCTCTTATAGGCTGTACTACTTCCATTTTTCCTCCAAAAGTTTAACATAATGGATAAACTGTTAAACTTTCTATTTTTCTACACTTAACTATTTTCAATGCTTTCGATACCTTTATTTGAAAAGTTTAACAGTGCTCTAATTATGTAAATATATATATTTTTTTAAACATCTTGTTTTTTAATATATCAATATATTTAACTGTAATAATATTTATAAAATAAGAGGATATAAATATTATTACAACATCTATCTCCTCTCATATTGTTTTTATTCAGATTGATTTTCTTTAGATTGATTTTTCAAAGTAACTTTAGTTATTGCCTTTTCATTTATAACTCCTAAATCTGTTCTTAAATATATTCTTATTCCTTTTTGTATTCTTTGGAACATATCTCCGCTCGTTCCTACTTCTATAGTCATATCTTTATGTATTCCTAATAATAATTGATTTCTGTCATATGCTAATATATGTTCATCATTTATATTATTTGATTCAGTTATTTCATAGTTATTTAATACCTTAGGACCATCTATATATAATCCATCAGCTGTCTTGTATCCAGCGAGAGATAATCCAACATCTGTAGATAATGCGACATCTGTAGCTTGTAAGTTTGCTTTTTTTATAGGTGCTATTGCTTTTAATATTGGGTCATAGTTTATTCCATCACCTACAACTTTATGTTCTACTGTATTGATTCCTGAATAAGTCATTAATCCTTTTATTTTATGTCCATTATCAGAATTGCCAGGAACGCCATCACCGTATAATAATGCTTTATCTAAAGCGACAGCTATTGCTTTTGCACAAGATTGAATTAATTGACTAGATAAATTTGCTGCACTGTCAAGCAATTGTTCACTTATTGGAACAAATAAAGCCAGTGTCTTACCTTCTAAATCTATTGCCTGGAATGTTGCTTCACCTGTTGGTATTAACTCTCCTTCTTTGACAAAATTAGCTTGTACATCTGATACTTGCTTAGCCACCCTTAGATTATTTGAAGGCATTTGTATTGTTGGTATCTTTCCAAATACAGCTGAATTGTTTCTAGCAAAATCTATTATTCGATCGGCTAATTGTTGTGGTATTGTAACCTTATTTCCAGATGATTGCATAGCTCTATAATATTTCGCCTCTTTAGAATTATAATCACCTTTGCCATTCATAGCTTTTACTAAATTACCTAAGTCTAGATTCCTATGCTCTTCTATATATTCTCTTTTTTCTAATTTCTCACCGTCAAGCACTACATCTTTTAACGCTCTAATGTTTGAATTATCTATATTTTCTCTATCTGTGTATGTTGTATCATTGTTGCCAGTAGCACTTCTTATTTGAGACTTATCAAATCCTTCTTCTCTATCAATATTAATTACTTCCATTTTCTTATCAATTGATTGTATTTGTCGCTTTGCCTCTTCCCATCTAGCTTGGTCAGCTTCTGAAAAATCCCTTTTTTCATTCTCAGCTTTTAATATGATATTATCTAACTCGTCTAATAAGCTATTTCTCTTTTCTTGCAAAAATCTTAAATTATTCATATTAATTAATCGTTTCCTCCTCTTAATCTAAGTAATTGTAACTCTTTTTTATAGATAGAATTGATAATTTTATTTTTATTAACTTGTGAAATATCTTCAACAACTGCATTAAAATCCGCTGTTCTTATTTCTCGTAAAACTTCTTTATTATCTCTTGTTTCTATCGATGTCGCTATGTATGCAGGATTTTTAGTATCATCTAAAATAGACACTTCTAGAAGTTCAATATCCTCTAAAAATCTTCTCTTAATACCTTTTGAATCAGTTTCCCATCTATCATTATTTAAGTAAAATCCAAATGACCAACCTTTTAATTTTCCAGCTATAGCCTTTTTGATAACTTCTTCATCTGTTATAGTTGCAATAGCCCTTAATCCTATATTATCTTCAAATAATTTCAAGTTTCCTTCGATTATGGAGCCTAGTTTCCTACTTTCATTATGATTTAACAATAAATCTACATTTCTAGCTCTACTTAAAGCCTTGTGAAATGTTCCAGGAACAACTTGCTCTACAAATTCACCATTAATAGATGGCATAATCCGACTATCCCTAGCAACGGCATTTACATATCCATCTATTAATATATTATTATCGCTTCTTAATTCTATCCTCATTTATATATCCTTATTTTTAGTTCTCTTCACTCTGCTAATATTAATTAAGACATTTGATACATCTCTTATTGTATGCTCTATATTTTCACCTAAATCTTTTCGATTTAATTTATCTATATAATCACAAGAATTATAATTATTTAGTAATATTTGGTGTATTTCAGTTAATGAATCATATATCATATCTAAATCCTTTACATTTAAATCATCTATTGGAAAAGATATAGTTTGCATATTTCTTCGTTCTACATACTCGGCTATTGCCTTTCTTGTCAGCTCTGTAACTGTTGTTTTTTCCTCTTCAACAGCTTTATTAATTTTAGCTTCTAATTCATCTGTTATTCTTACGTTTATTGGTTTACTCATTGTTTCAACTTCC